CGCCTATTTCGGCGTTTGCAAGGCGTGAGCACATATCACTTATCTTGCTGTCAAGATCATTCAACCGCCCTATTCTGTGGGCGTATGCAGGCGAAGACAACAGCGTTTCAAGCTGTTGTTTCTTCTGCTCATCGGTGCAGGTAGCAAGAGCGGTCTTCATCTGTTCAAACATAGACTTGCCCGGTGCGTTTTTGAGCATTGTTTCGGCTTCGGCAATACTCAGTTCAAACTTATCTGTAAAGGCGTTAAAAACGTCATTCGCTTCCCCTTGCAGATACCGTGCTGTTGCGTAATAAGCCTTGCCGAGAGTATCGGCGGTGCTTTCCGCTTTTGCCGTGTAGCTCACCATTCGTCCTGCGGCTCTGTCCTCCCAGTATTTCTTACTCGGATTCTTCATTGCTAATCGCCCCTTACAAGCGGTGTGTTCATAAACATCTGCTGCTGTGCCGCTATAGCGTCCTGCTTCTGCTGTCGGAGTTCTTCAGCGGCACTCTGAGGATCTTTAACAAACGGCAGAAGCGAGAGTAAAGTTTCCTGCGGCACTTTACCGTCAAGCGTTGCCACTACCTGAGAAAGTTCCGATTCGTTCTGAGGAAGTGAACGTGTAAAGGTTATGTCTATCAGCTTCGGGTCGATATGACCGCCTTTTATACTGATTATGTTGGAAAGGCACTCAAGGCGGTAACGTAAGCCTTCTGCGAAATACCGCTCTTTCGTCTTGGTAATCTGCTCAAGGTTAAGAAGCTTGTACTTCATAGCAACACCCGAAGCATTCCCTGCAAAATTGTCGTCCGACATATCGGGCACGCCCGAAATCTTGTGAATATCGGTAACAATACTCTTTCTCAGCACTTCCACGCTTGCTTCATCAAACTGCCGTGTCAAAAAGCCTATTTCGCCGTCCTGCGACAGCTCAACGACCCTGTTGCGCTGAATATCGCTGTAGGTTTCAGCCTTCTCATCGTCGGTTTCGCCGAGTATCTGACCTTTAATGTACATCAGGCTGTCAACGAACTGCTCCTTGTCGTTAACCCGGTCTGACTGCAACGTGTTATATGCGTCAATAAGGCTTATGACCTGCTCAAAATCGCCCTGTCGCTGACCGTCATTATAGATCTCATTCAGCGGCACTTTGCCGAAATAGTGCGGTATCATCTCGCCCTCCGATTTAAGTCCGAAGTTGCTTGTAAGCTCAAAATCCTGCGTTATCGTATCAGTCATAAGCTGACACTTGAAGCACTCAGGCGTACTGTTGCCCGGCTCGAAAACCGGATAGTAATACACCGCAAATACGGGATTTTGCTCCACGGTATCATCATAAACGACAAATGCGGACAGCGGAGTGATACGGGCAAACTTCGGGCGGCTGTCAGCGTCCATATAGATAAGTTCGTATGCTCTGCCGAATATTGCGGCATCGAGTGCAAGATCTGCGTCCTGCGTACTGCTGTCGGCATAAGAAAGGCAGTCGGTTATTGCCGTAATATCCGTATCATCTTTACCGCTGTAAGAAACAGGAGTAGCTATCAGATACGAAGATGTAAACTTTGCGATATATGCGGCGTGATTTATCATAACACGGTTGTTGCTCAGCACATCGTCACTTTTACGCCTGTCGCAGATGCGCTGTCTGCCGCAGTAGTAATTATCCAGCATCGCAAGGCGTGGCATTTCGTACTTATCGTGCTTTTCTATGTAATCCCGTGCTATTTTCGGCGTTATCATCTCCGCCGTTTTGTCCGTTGTGAAAATCGGTGATGTTATCATAAGATCTCCTTAATAGATTCCTAATTTTCGCTTGCTGAGCGTTGATTTCACTATCTTCCTGCCGATATAGTCCTCAAGGGCATAACGGATAGCGTCTATGGTGTGATTGTTCTTATCGGGGAAGTCCGCTTTCAGTTCTCCCCTGCTGTCACGATCAAGTTCATATTCGTTGAACTCACGGGCGGCGTTCGGGCAACGTGTGCCGTCAATAACGATTTCTTCGAGGTTCTGAAGCCACGTTATACCGTGCTCGACGCTTCCCGGACCTTTGACTGCCGTCCTTATGCGAAAACCCCTGTCCCGAAGCTCATCGTTTGAGCGTGGTTCGGCAGACTCGGCAATGATTGTACCGTTTTGTGTATTCTCCTTGCGGATTGCATTTGCAATAACGTCATACTTTGCGGCGCACCTGAAAAATTCGTAAAAAATAAACAGCCTATTCCGCTTGCTGTCGAAATGAGCTGTTATATATACAAACGGATCTGCGCCGTAACCCCAGTCTATACCACGTTTGATATGATCGAATGACTTTATTTCCTCGTCCGTGATAGGACGGATAGTAATGTTCGTAAATACCTCCGCACCCGTGCCGGTCACCTCTCCGAGATATTCATGCCTGTACTGCTCCGGCTTTGTCTGCTCAAGGTGCTTTGCTTCAATCAAAAACTGTTCTCCGAGCCATTCTGCCGGCACAGAACGATAGTCGCTGTGATGCACTATCTTGTCCGAGCGAGGAACAAGCACCTCGCTGTTTATCCAGTTTCTTTGGCTTTTTGGCGGATTGAAAGTGTAAAAAACGGTGTATGTCGCACCGCCTCTGAGCAGGGATTGATTTATCGTGCGGATTTCTTCCATACCGCCGAACTCGTCCGCCTCCTCGTACCACACATAGCGGATATACCCCTTTCTGACTTTGGTAGATTTCAGCTTTTTCGGCTTGTCTGCGCCACGAAATAAAATACGCTGGCCTGTCGGCGTGTAGACAAGCTCAAGCGGTGACTGTCTGCACTGCCATAAGTGCGACACGCCGAGCCTTTCTATTGCCCACAGGAGCTGTTCATAAACGCTGTCTTTCAGATACAGTCCGACTTTGCGGATAACGACCGCATTCGCCATAGGATCTTTCATCATACCGAGCGGAATTTCCGTTGATGCAAAAGATGATTTTGTCGAGCCTCGTCCGCCTTTTAGCCAGTAATGCGTGTGCCTGTCTGCCTTTATGTCTTTATGCAAGTCGTAAAATGACGGCGCAATGATGTCGCTTAGCTTAACAGTCGTCAACTATCTTCACTCCCACATCACCGTCAATGCTGACCTTCTGCGTGTACTCCCCCGTCATCTTATTCAGCGTGTCAATAGCTCTGATACGGTCTGACAGCTCGTTCTGTTTGTCCTTAGCTATATCGGAAAGTATCGCCTGCCGTTCACGGGCGGTCATTATGCGTGCGGTCTGGGCGGCTTCGGTTAATTCACGGATATAGTCTGCTATGTTAGTATTTTTTAGTAATTTGTCAGCGTTCTGACCTGCATATTTCTCGCTGTATCCTGCCTGTATCGCACTCTGAGCGGCGTTACCGCACTGAGCGTAGTATTCGGCGAATTTCTTCTGTCTTTCGGTCATTGGCGGTACACCGTCCTTTCTTTTGGGTATAAGAATACCCGACACCGTTGTGCCGGGCTTCATTAATTAGGCTCGAAATCTAATCTTCCTTTTAAAGCTAAAATCAGTATTTGATAATTCTTCAGCAACAAGCTTCTTAATTCGTTCATTATTTAAATTTTCACATATATTTGGTATTGCTTCAGAATCTACAAAAAATACAAACAAATCTTTTCTCATTCCCAAATTACGAACATGTTCTATAAAACGGCTATATCCATAAGTCTCATTTCTTGCATATTCTGCATCTTGATCTGCACCACGTACACTGCTGATATACTTATTCACATCAAAAATAAAGTCAATAAGTCTATTTGGCAACGGGGATTGACTTGATTTATCTGCTCTATCCTCGAAAGAAACAGCATCTTTTATCATGTTACAGATTTCAGTTACTTGCTGTTTTTCTTTGATAACATTATATTCATTCGGTGTTTCTTTAAGCACGTTTTTACCTACAGCATCAAGCATAACTGTCATACTGTTAACAATGCTTTCAAGCTTTGCAATAGAAGTCTTTATGGTTTCAATTTCTTTGTCTTCCTTACATTGTTTTAAATACTTTTTAAACATATCAGACCATTGCTTTGACAAGAAATCTTTAATATCTGATATTTTGGTAAATTCATTTACCGGTATCATGTTTGGGCAAAAAATAGAATGAATAAATTTAAAAATTCGCACATCTTTGGTTGCATGAAATTCAATATACTTAGGATTTCGTTCGAACTTTTCCATGTTACTTTTATAAATATTATATTCAGAAAGCACTTTTGCATCGACAAATGCAAACACTGGAATGTTATCTTTTACCGCTGTCTCGAACTCTCTTTGAGTAATCGATATAAAGCTATTCACAATTTCAGATTCTTGAGAACTCGCATTAGAGCCGTATTGACCACCAATTATAAGTACTGCCATATCAGCCGTATGCATTGCTTCATAGCATGATTCGTCTAAAGCTTTATTTGTATCATACCCAATATCTCCATCTTCAAACATAATTGGTTCAAAATCGTGATTGCGAATAAAGCTTGCTAAATCTTCTCGAACATATTTCAAATCATAAAAAGTAGAACTAACAAAAACACGTGGTTTCATATATATTCCTCCGTTCTTTTTGTTAATTATATCCTTTTCGGCATTATTTGTCAACACATGTTCTCCGTTTTCATTAAAAATATTTTATATTTTGTCATTTTAAATTATAACACCCTTAAAACGAACAAAACGAACAACATTAACCTAAATATCGATTTATTCTCATTCTTACTCCGTCCGGTGTATTATCACCGCCGATTTCTACGGCAGTTCTCACCATTGTATAGCCTTGTATGTACCTGTAGTAGAACATATCCCTTGTCTGATTGTCCGCAATATTGCTGATGAAGCGTTCTACTTCTGCTTTCTGTGCTTTAAGTTCGGACAGTCTTCTTTTCTTGGCAAGGTGTGTATCGTTATCCGGAACGCCGGAAATCGTGACGCTATGTTTGACATAGGGGTACTCGCTCTGCGAACCCTGCGTGCTGTCGGTTACTGCCGCATCGTTCAACTCTGATTCAAGCTGCTTGATACACTTGCAGGTGTAACGGTAATCTTTAAGTTTCTGCTTTGTCATTCTATCACTCCCCATAGTATCCGAAATCGTACAAATCATCCTCACGCACAATTTTTAACTCACCATCTCTTGCCTCTACAGCCCACAGCTGAGGATAATCTTCCGTCATAAGAGCTGTGACAAGCGTAACACTGCCATACCTATTGTGGCTGGCAACGCAACCGGGTCTCATTTCGCACTCGTAAAAACTACTCATTCAAATTTCTCCTTTCAAATCCTTCCTCGCCGGTCATCAGCTCTATACACCTCAGCGCAAGCATCAGCTTGACATCGTGATTTCTTGTGCTGTTGATCTCACATCTCAGCTCGTCCGACCTTCGTATATTCTCCTGGTATCCGACCTCTGCCTCGTGATTTTTCCGTGTTTTGTCTGCGTCCTTGCGATAATCACAAAGATATGCGTCCTTACGCTCTTTGCAAAGTCCCTTCGGAAGCTGACCGCTGCGGTAGATACTACCAAGCTGTGACAGCTTATCGAAGTATTTATACTCGGCAGGCGGAAAGTCGGTATAATCAAGCGTGTTTTCGTATGCCATATGCTCCAGCTTTTCAAATGTTGCCGGATCATTGAAATTTATCTTCTTCATAATCATTCGGTGTAAGGTGGTGAAGGGTTTTGCCCGTTTTCCAACACCTTTTATATATATTTATTTTTTTCATTTTCCGTATGAAAGGTTAGAAAAACCCTTAAACCCTTCACCACCCTTCACCCTCCTTTCAGCTTATAGCTATTCCGATGTAACAATTACCGTTTTTTGCTCGCACCTTAGGATACTTTTTCGACAATTCAACACCAAACTTCGTATTTGACATCTTATACTCGTTATTGTCATCGCACCACTGTGCATACGCCGCATAAAGCACGTTAGCCTGCGCATAGCAGTCCTTGCCCTCTGTACACCTGTCCTCGACAAAAGCGGAGATAACATCCATCTCTCTGCGGTACTCCTTGACCATAGCGACTACCGCCTTCGGCATATGCAGTCCCTCAGCCTGATACAGTACGCACCCCTCTACTGCCCAGCGGAAGATAGCGGGCAGCTCACGGCACAGCTTATATTTAAGACGTGGGTCTTTCTTTTCTTCGGGTATCTGTACAGTGAACGGTATCATATGCACTCTGCGCCAGATACCTGTGTCTGTGCCTCTGATTATCGGCTTATGATTAGTCGTCATCCACAGCTTGAATTCGGGCTTGAACTCAAACTCATCGCCGTACAGCTTGCGGGCAGTAACTATATCATCGCCTGTAAGCTGCTTCAGCAGACCCTCGTTGATACGCACGCCCTCGTTAGGCTCTACAGACGTAACAAACCTTGCGCCTTTAAGACGTGCTATATCGCTGTTTATGGCACTGCTCTGATTACTGCGTACCATTATTGTTTCCGGCTGGATATTGCTTGCGTAGTCGCCCATAATTGCACGGATAATATCAAGAAACGTTGATTTACCGTTTCTGCCCGTGCCGAACAAGAAGAATACGCACTGCTCCGCCGTTGAGCCTGTCAGCGAATAGCCGACCGCCTTCTGAACATATCGTATAAGGTCCTTGTCGCCGCCGAATATCTCGTCAAGAAATTTCAGCCACTGCGGACAGTCGGCGTTGCTCGTGTACTCTGCCGACGTGATACGGGTGAAGTATGCTTCCGGCTTATGCTCACTCAGCGTACCGCTTTTCAGGTCAAGAACGCCGCTCGGAGTATTAAGCACCATCTTGTACTTATCCATCTGTGCCGGCACGATTGGAACGTGGTGCTGTGCTTCTTTAAGCATTGCCGATTTTGACTTGTTGCTTCGGCTTGATTTCAGGTGTTTTTCAAAGCTCTTTGCCATATCTCCGCCGTCCTCAGCGTCCATCTGCTCATATGCCTTAGCCTCTGCCTTCATCGCAAGTACAGCCTTATCGGCTATGCGCTCTATTGTTCCGCTGTTGTCGTAGCACCACTTCCTGCCGTCATAATACAGCCAGCGCTTGTCTGTATAACTGTAGCGGATCTCACTGCCGAATAAGTCTATAAGCCGTTCTGCGTTCCCTGTATCGTCAAATGTGTACAGCTTTACAGGCTCGTCCTGTGCCGTATCGAGCTTTGCGTGTACAACAGAGCTTTCACCTGTGAACCTTGCCGTAAACTGCGGCAATTTCTGTGCCGGTTCGTATACCTTCTCACAGTCGGCTATGGCTTTTTGTATCGTTATTGCACCGTAGGTACTGCCCGACTGCCGTCTGTCCCATTTTTCACGCATAAGCCCCGACTGTCTGTATATACAGTCCATCATATCCGCATCACACCTGCACCAGAACGCAAGCATATTGCAAAGCGCCATATCAGCCTCAGACTGTGACACATATCCTGAATAATCGCCCTGCATAAGTGCATTGAAGCGTGGTGCGTTCTTTGCTTTTCCGGCGAGAGTTATAATATCATTTGCGGTTGCCGGAAGTGCCGGCGCATAAGCACGGGGCACAGCGGAAGGCTCACGCCCTCCGCCTATGTACTTTTCGTGCAACGCCTTAATAGCCTCTGTGCATTCGTTTATATCCATATATTCGGCGCACGGATTGCCCGTCATAACGAAAAATCTGCCTGTTTCGTACATTTCGACATTGCCTCGTCTGCGCCCCTGCTTCGGCAGGTTTCCTTTGCAGATTATGTGAATGCCTTTGCCAGACTGCGACAGCTCGGTATATGACTGGAGAGTTGTTATAAATTCGGTGATAATGTTGTTTTCGCCGGTTTTGAATGCGGCTATCTCGTCACCCACTCCGTCAATGTCAACACCGAAATACTCGCAGTTTCCGAACATGAATCCGACGCCTGCGAAACCTGCCGAAGCCGCTACAGCCGTATTGAAATCCGACCATGTGGATGGATCATTGGAGCGAGCAAGTTCGCCCGTATGAGGATTGATCGGAAGTTTTTTTATCTTACCGCCTGCCTCATCGGGTACAGCCTGCCAGCACACCCAGTTTGAGAGCTTTTTAAGCTCATCGGGAATATATTCGTACATTATTTCCCCCATCAGAACGGATAGTCACCGTCATCTTCCGTAACTGCTTCCGTTGCTGCGGTTGCCGCAAAGCTCTCATTTTTCGGCGCTGATACGGTATCGACGGTCACGGCGGTCTTGAACTTATGCTTGCAGTCGGGGTGCTGTGTCGGTTCAAGATAGCTTACCTTTTCTCTTGTGGTGCCCTTATCGTCCGTTTCGTGCTTTACTACAGCTATCACACACTTGCCGACAAGATCGTCGCAGTATTCCGCAAGATCCTTGTATTCCTTGCCGTCAGTGAGCTTTGCGGCCTTGCCTACTGCCATAAGTCTGCCGAACGTATAACCGTTTACCGCAAGGTCTTCCTTTGTAGGCTCTTTAGCCTTCCATATCTGATAAAACAAGCAGGCGTTGCCGTATTTCTGCTCCGGAATATCATTCCTTATCGTCAGTCTGAAGCTCAGCGATGTACTTCCGCTCTTATATGTTTTCTCGTCTACGCTTGTGATTATCGTTTCATATCTGCCTTCGGGCTTGAGTGCACTCGTAGCCGCTGAATTGTTCTGTGAAAATGCCATATTATTTATCCTCCGTTATAAGTCTTATTGCGTCTTCTGTGCTTCTGCATATACCTGCAACAGCACCCGAACGACGCATTTTTTCAATAAAATTCTTCTGTTCGGGGCGAATACGTCCCGTTTTTGTCTTTATCTCTATGAATATTGCCTTTCCGTCCGACTGCCTTACGCCGAACAGGTCTGAAAATCCGACCGGTACGCCCGTGTCGAAATATCTGCCGTCAAATGTTCTGCCCTTGCCGACGTTAATGCGGAATATCACACAACCGTTCTCGGACAGCGCACGTCTGACAGCATTCTGGATACTGTGTTCTTCTGTCAATAGATAAAACCTCTCTTTCTTGCTTCGTAAAACGCCCAGCCCCTCTGATACCCTTTCTTCTTTGCGTATGCAAGCAGATCGGAATAGGACGAACAATCATCGGGACTGCTGAAATCCAGCCTGAAGCCCTCGATATGAATAAGCTCGGTGCTTTCGCTTGTTTCTATCTCACGGCTCTTTACCGGGAAAACATATCCGCAGTGAGGGCAGATACAGGGCTGACCGGGCGACGGCGCTCCGAATGTATAGTAACATTCGGGACACTGTTTCACCTTTTCGGCATTCTCCGCAGCTTCTTTCTTTATGTTGCGCTTGCGCTTTTCAAGCGACCACAGGCGGTCATCATCGGGCATTCCGAAGCGTGCGTAATTGCCGACATGATCAAGAATTATCGCGCGCTTGCCCGGTCGATAGCGCATACATCTCATTGACTGCTGAATGTACAGCGTAAGAGATTGAGTGGGACGGAGCAATATCGCACATTCGCAGTCGGGAACGTCAAAGCCCTCCGATATTAAATCGACATTGCAAAGTATCGTTATCCGTCCTGCTCTGAAATCCGAAATAATACGATTACGCTCTGCATCGGGAGTTGTACCGTCAATGTGTACGGCGTTTATGCCTGCTTCTCGGAACGCTTCGGCGGTAGCAAGCGAGTGCTTAACGCTTGAGCAGTAGCAGACGGCTTTCTTACCGTCTGCAAGCTGTCTGTAGTATCCGATAACATCACCGAATACAGCCTTTTTGATCATTGCCTTTTCAACGTCCGCCGTAACAAACTCGCCCATTTTGATATGAAGCCCTGATAAGTCGGCTACGGACGGCGCATAGTAGTCATACGGCGCAAGGCAGTTGTGATCAATAAGCCATTTGGTAGACGGCCCGATTATCAGCTTGTCGTTGACATCACCCAGACCGTCACCGTTCAGGCGGACAGGCGTTGCTGTTACCCCCACACGAAGCACATCGGGGAAAGCGTCATAGATTTTCTTGTACGACAGCGCAAGGCTGTGGTGATTTTCGTCTGTAATGATAAGCGCAGGCTTTGACAGTTTTTTTATCCGCCGTGCTGCGGTCTGCACCATCATCACGTCACAGTAGTTCATATCAACGCCCCAGCGTATGAACGTCCTTATTATCTGCTGAACAAGCTCCTGCCTGTGTACAAGAAACATTACCTTTTTCCCGTTGAATGTAGTCCGCCGTGCTATCTCCGCTACTATCACCGACTTACCGCCGCCGCACCCGAGAACAATGCAGGGAGCGTGATAACCCTCACGCCACGCCTGCCTTGTCTGCTCGACAAGCTCACTCTGATACGGTCTTAGCGGCATTCTGCTTTTCGACCTCCTTCTTTGCACACGCTATGCACAGCTTTCTGCCGAATTTTGCAACCGAGCTTTCAACCATTTCCGCTACCGTATGCTTAGGTGTCGGCATAATGACAGCGCCGCATTCTTCACATCTGTTGGGCTCTGCACCCTCGCTGAGCCATGCGCCGAGCTGAGCACCTAAATCTTCGGTGATAACACCCGACCACTTATCGAGGAATGTTGTGTCTTTTGAAAGACTTGCGATATGCTCACGGTTTATCTGAAATGCTATGTCAAATTCATACTCGGTGTTATCACGCTGCACCGGCGCAAGTCCTATCTTGACGGGAACGGTCTTGCCCCTGTCGTTGATTTCCATAGCATAGCCCATCTTGGTACGCAGTGTAATGATTGTGTGGCAGTTGACCGACAGTATGGTATTGACAAGATTGTTCTGTATCTTTCCTGCCTCGTCCCATGCGGTATAATCGTTCTTTCCCTGACGCTGTGCTATCTGTGATTTGATGTCAAGCACTCCGCCCTCGTTATCCCATGCGTGTGAAAAGCTGTCCACTATTATTACGCCGTCCTCCCCGACCGCCTCAGCCGCCTGTCTGACGTACTCTATGTACTTTTCGGGCGAATACGGCGGTGTAAGCGGGGCGTAGAGAAATTCTCCCGTGCCGAGATCGTGACGATCGGCATAGAATCTGCCACGCTCGTGTTCTGTATCTATAAGGGCAACCTTGCCCCAGTTGCCCGTTATGCCTTTTGCGAGATAGAGCGACGAAAGCGTTTTACCGCTTCCCGACGGTCCCATGACCGCAATTCTCGCCTTTGATTTCTTTCTTGTTACGGGTGTAAATATATTGCTCATAGCTACCTCACTTTATCGTTATATACGGCTTTTTCTCAAGATGTACGGCAGGGAGCTTTTCTCCGCTGTCGAGCAGCTTCTTGACCTCTGACTTGCATATGGTCGGTTTGCTGCACTTTATCAGCGATTCGTTGAATGTTTCGGCATAGTCAATAAACTGCCGCTCATCGTCAATAACCACACTGTCACGTCCCTCTGAGAACGTTATTTTTGCTCTCGGCATATCGACCTTTTTCAGTTTCATCGCCTGCATATCCTGTAGCAGGCGCTTTTTCAGGAACTCTGCCTTTTTACGCTTGGTTTTTGCTCTTGCCGTCTGTTCCTTAGCTTCAAGCTCGTGGCTGTCTGCCTCACGCTCAAGGGATTTTATGAAGCAGGCGACGTTTTCGGCCTTTTCACTGAACTCACCCTCGATGCCTTCGAGAGTGTCAAACCACATCGTCAGCATATCGGCCTTGTATGCTTCAAGGTCAGCAATGACCTCGCCGTCATCGTCTATATACTCACCGTCAGCATTGGTGTCCGGTTCGTAGTCATTTATAGCGTCAAACGCATCGAAAAGTTCGGCAAACCTGCCGGTTATATCATATAATGTACTGCTCATACGATTTCCTCCGTCATTTTCTCAAAAAACTGCTTTGCTTTTGTCACGAATAATTCGTGATTACTGTCTGTGGAATTATTGCCGATAAACTCGCATAACCGCTTTGCCGCATCAATAGCTGTTGCAAGGTACGCTTTAAACGTTTCCTTGCTGTCGGGTACGCTCACCGTAAGCTCTGACTGCTCACGCTTAGCGGCTTCAAGTTGACTGCGGAGTTCTTCAAGCTTCTTTTCGTTCTCGGCTTTCAGGTTATTCATCTGCTCTGTATGCTCACGATTTAAGCGGATAGTGTCCTGTAATGCGTCCTCCTGCACCTTGTCAAGCTGCTGTTCATAAGTCTTGCAGATATTATCAAACGCTGTCTTGTCCATAACGCCGTCCTTAGCCGGCTCGACCGCAACTTCAACAGGACGGTTTTCAAGCTCCTTTATCTCGGCTTCGAGCGCCGCTATCTGCTGTGACAATGCGTTTTTAGCTTTTTCGAGTGATTTCGCCTGCTGAGCGGCGGCGGATGCTTCGGCTTCTGCGGCGGACTTATCGGCTACCGCCTTGTCCTTTTCCGCTCTTATCTGCCGTATCTGCTGTTCAAGCTCACGGACGGAGGTGTTCTCAAGGTCGGTCTTTTCGGTTATCTCTGTACGTTCTTCTTCCGAAAGTTTGGCGAGAAGAGTCAACTTCTTAACTCCAATTAGTGAACTCGAGTTCACTAATTCTTTTGGCAACTTTTCAACAGCTGAAATGTAATTGTATGCTTGTCTGTCTGAAAAGCCTATTTCAGATTTACAGTAATCATTAAATTCCGTATATCCCAGCTCCTTATAAAGTTTACTATCTCTCATTTCCTTTAAGTCCATGCACATCTCGTACAAGCTCTGTTGTGCCACCTGTGCCGCCGCTTTGATGCGGTAATTAAGGTTTGCTGCCTTGACGTAATCGTCTGTTACCGCCTTTTCTGTATCCGCAGGCGGTGTGCGAAGTCCGGGAATTANTAATTGTCAGCTTGCCGGTTGCGTGCCTTTCGGCGTAGCCGCCGACACAGTGGCTTAGCTTCTGACCTTCGGCAACTATTTCGTCTGTGCTGACGGGCTGACGGATAAAGTAATCACCAATCGAAAATTCAAGTATCTTTCGCTTGATCTTCAAAGTGTTCAGCTGTTCGGCCAGCTTAGCGTTTTTCTTTGCTTTTTCTTCAAGCTCTCGTGCCTGTCGCATAGCTTCTGCACGATCGTGAGCCGCTTTAAGATTTTTCGGAAAGCATATCTGGCTGTCGCTGAAATCGGCTTCGAAGCTCTGCATTATACGGACATAATCCGAATAATCGTTGATATTTACATTCTGCTTTAAAATGTACTTCGCAATTTCGTATTTGTCGGTCTTGAGTTTCTTCTTGAGGCTGTCGAGTATACCAAATGAATATCCTATATGTTTATTTGTTTCAATAAGGCGGTCAAGGTTGGTAATCTTGGGGAATTCTTCTTTTATTCTAAGATAGTCTCTGTACCCGATTTGCCCTTTGCGGATTGCCCGCATAACATCTTTTGTTACGCCGAGCATTTTGTGCGGTTCGGTTTCGGCCCAGTCGATCATGTCTTCGTTGTACTTAACACTGCTATATAAGCCACACTTAATGAGTGCCTCAACATTTTTGTGTGCCTGCCAGAATTTCAGATATGATATGCTTCCGAAGTTCTCGCTTATCGCCGAATGAGCACAAGCTGTTCCTTTTAATGCAGGAAAATTAACGAAGCTGTAATCGCTATAATTCAGAAATACAGGCTCGCTAAATTTTGCTCGCAGCCCCCAGCCTGTCACTACCTTTGTGTAGTAACCGTTTTTACTCTCCCATGCGTATTTAGGACCATAACGGAACGCTTGATTTGTCGTGAACAAATATCGCTGAACCTCATTGATTGC